AAAGAACTATTAAAGAAGTGCAAGTCTGTAGCAGAAGACTTGAATGATTTAACACACCCTAAAGTTGACGACAAACCTGTACAGAATATTGTTGGTGACTGGAAGAAAATTGATGTTAAAGCACCTTCTGAAAATGATAGTCCTGAAACTAAAAGAGAATTAGAAATGATGACTGAACTATTTAAGAAAAGAACTAGTGCAGTAAAAGAGAGTGTAAAGAACCACGACCAAGAAACATTTTATGGTATTGAAGAATACTTAATGAAATATAATTTAGAATATGATAAGAAAGATATATCTGAATTAAAGAAAGCAGGTAGTGGTGTAGTTAGACATTACAAAAACAAATTTCAAAGACCAAGACCATATGAACTTGCAAAAGAAATGAATATGGATTTTGATAGTATGGAATTAATTTCTGATAGTATGAAGACACCAGCATATCCATCTGGTCATAGTCTACAAAGTAGATTGATTGCAGAATACTATGGTAAATTATATCCTAAACATAAAGAAAATTTAATAGAACTTGCTGATGAATGTGGTTACGGTAGAGTAGTTGCAGGTTGGCACTATCCGTCTGACCATACAACTTCTGTAAAGATTGCAGATAAGTTAATCAATATGGTAGATATTCAGGAAAGTATTATTGACATTCCTAGAAAAACATATGCACCTGCTGTATTTGATAATGCAGATACAAATAATCCTAAAATAAAAGCAAGTGTAGTAAAACAAATACAAGACCAAATCAAAGTATTTGAAAAAGAATTTCCAGTTATTAAGTATGGTTTGATTGGTTCTATTCTAACACATAGATATAGAAATGACGCAGACCTAGACATCAATGTATTATTTGATGTTCCTGAAAGTGAAAGAGTTGCAGAAAGAGAAAGACTATCTTTAGAATACCTTTCATCAAAGAATCCAAATAACATACAAGGTAAATTAATACCTGGTACAAAACATCCTATTAACTATTATTTTGTAACCGATGAAGCAACATATAAAGAACAAGAGAAAAAAGCAGACGCAGTATTTTCAATTACAAGGAATGTATTTGTTAAAAGACCTGAAGATTTTACTTTTAATATTGATGATTATATTGCTGACTTCAATAAGAAAGTACAAGAAATAGATGTAGTCAAAGGTGAACTAAAAAGAGACATTGTTGACTATGACGAATTAAAAGAATTAAGTCCTGACGATATAGAAAACTTACAAGCAAGAGTAGAGAGTAAGTTAGAAGAAATAGAAAATGATATAGAGGACATAATAAAGATTGGTGACGGTGTTGACGCAGAAAGAAGAAGTGCGTTTGATACAGATATGTCGCCAGACGAAATCAGAAAGTATAGTATTAAAAACAGATTACCTAAAAATGTAATCTATAAGATGTTAGAGAAATATCATTACATTACTTTCTTTAAGAAGTGCAAGAAGATTTTAGATGACGGTATAGTTACCGATAAAGAAATTGATAGTCTAAAAACTGAAGCAGTAGGCACACCTAAAAAACATATCGCATTTACATTTGGTAGATTTAATCCACCAACGATAGGCCACGAAAAGTTAATTAACAAAGTGGCGTCTGTAGGTGCAAATGATTATCTCATTGTGCCAAGTGGTTCGCAAGACCCAAAGAAAAATCCATTGAAAGTTGCTGACAAGATTAGAGTTATGAAATCTATGTTCCCTAGACACTCAAGCAAGATAAAACAAATTGCAGGTGCAAGAACAGCTATTGAAGTCATCAATAAATTAAATGGAAAAGCAAATCAAATAACAATGGTAGTTGGTTCAGATAGAGTAAGAGAATTTGAAACACTACTAAACAAGTACAACGGTGTACAAGCAAGAGGAACAAATTACGAGTTTGATAAAATCAATATCGTATCTGCTGGCGAAAGAGACCCAGACGCTGAAGGCGCTATGGGAATGTCAGCAAGTAAAATGAGAGCTGCGGCTCAATCTAATGACCTTAAATCTTTTAAGCAAGGTCTACCTACATCTTTTAGAGACAAAGATAAACTATTTGGATTAATTAGAAAAGGAATGAACTTGGCTGCAGGTTATACTGGACCAGGTATCGGAACATATCAACCTATCGCTAGTGTTGAAAGCTTTACTAAATGGCATTTAAGAGACTTGTATATCCGTGAACAACTATTTAACATAAACGATAGTGTTGAAGACCAAGAACAAGAGATTACAGGTAAAGTAATTCGTAGAAGTACAAACTATGTTGTATTAGAAGACAATAATTCTAACTTACATAAATGTTGGATATGGAATTGTATTCCACAGACTAACATAGATGAAACTAAATTACACGAAATTAATTTAAATGTAGACTATGGTTTTGAAGCAGTATCAGAAACGGAAGTCAAAATGAATGAAGAATACGGTAAGAAATTACCACAAGATAAAGATGTAAAAACTAAAAAAGGTACACAACCTAAAAAGTATTACAAAGATATGAAGAAAAGTGAAAAAGAAAAAAGAGCAAAACACTTTTCAAAACAAAAATATAAGAAGTCAGATAACGATAAAGATTACAAAGCTGCACCAGGAGATAAAGACGCAAAGACAACTACTAGTGTACATACGAAGAAATATCAACAGATGTATGGTAAGGAATCTTATGAAATAGGTAAAGATTATGCAGACCATACTAAAATTGTAACCCCAGGACAGCGTGCAGAAACAAGTCCAGAGACAATAAACCAAGAAGATATACAGAAATGGGCTTCTTCAAGTGAGACTATTGATAAATATAAGAAGAGATACGGAGAAGAGTATCAAGTAGAATTGAATGACGCTGTGAAAAAAATGGAGGAGAGATTGAAAGTACAATCTTTTAAAGAATATGTTAAGATTTAGTGATTATGCAGATAAGATAACGGTCTCGTTAAACTATCATATTGAGAATAGCATACCTCTAGCTGAGAACATATATAGAGTACATAGCGAAGAGTTTTATGCCTTGTTTAGAGAAGCAAGACATATGTTTAATGAAGGTCTATTACAATGCGAAAGTGAATGGGATAGAACTTTATTAGAAACAGACATTGGAGAATTTGCAGAATATGAAGGTATGAAAGTACCTTTAGATTGTCCGATACAAGAAGAAGACGAAAAGAATCCGCCTTTAAATAAACCAAAAAAAGGTGGACCTAAAAAGTTTTATGTTTTTGTAAAAGACGGAGATAAGATTAAGAAGGTTACTTGGGGAGACACTACTGGTTTAAGAGTTAAGTTAAACGACAAACAAGCCAGAAAATCTTTTGCTGCTCGTCATAAGTGCGACCAACAAAAAGATAAAACAAGTGCTGCCTATTGGGCTTGCAACTTACCTCGTTATGCGAAGTCATTAGGACTATCGGGTGGGGGTAACTTTTACTGGTAGGAGTTGACAATGGAATTTTATGATGAAAGACCGGACGAAACAAAAACGGACGATTTCTTTCAACGAAGTTTCGGACAAGACGCCAACGAAGAGAATTTAGTTTGGCACCGAGATAGACGAAATAGAACGATAAGAATTATTGCTGGAGTTAATTGGAAATTACAAATGGATAATAAACTCCCAGTCATTATGAAAGTAGGAGATGTTTTTGAAATACCAAAGGAAACATTTCATAGAGTACATAAAGGTGAAGGTAGACTAATAATAGAAATAAAGGAATTTTAGGAGAGAAATATAAGATGACAAGATATACACAAACAATGAGAGAAGCACTAGAAGAGGTGTGGGCAAACGATATTCAGATTGACGAAGGCAAGATGAAGACAATTGCTACTCTTTTTGACCAAGGTAAATCAGCTGAAGCAATTGCAAAACAAATGAAGTTGCCTGTTGCAACCGTTAAAACTATTCTAGGTGAAGAAGACATCAAGGAAGAACAACTGGTTGAATTTACAGACCAACAAATCAAAAAGTTAAAAGCAGAATATGCTGACCTTGCAGGTAAGAGAATATCTATCGCAAGAGCAAATCAGTTAAGAAACATCTTTGACAAAATTGCAGACGCACAACTTCCTAAACTCTTCAAAGCAGACATTCCTTTTATTTCAGCAATGGCAGTTAGTCGTATGATATCCAAAGGTATCAAAGTACCACAAGGTGTAAAACTTTCAGCATTTGAAAACAAGTCTTGGGACCAAGTTATTTTAGAATATACTGAATATGTAGAGTATATGGCAAAGAACGGTGGCGAGGCAAGTAAGATTGCAAATATGTTTAAAGGTAAAACAGGTGGTGGAGAAATTCACAAATCTGGTTCAGAAGTTAGAATTGATAGTGCAAAAGATGTAGAAGCAATCCATAAAAAAGTAATGGATAACTTCCCAGACACTAGAATACTAACTAAAGAAGAAGACGAATTACACGAAGGCACAGGAACTATTAAAGGTTTCACAAATGAAAAAGAGAAATCAAATATGGTTTCACTTGCAAAACAACACGGTCTAAAAGTATCAGATGTACCTGGTGGTATTGAACTAAAAGGTAATATGAGAAAGATACTAGATATGCAATTAGCAACTAGGTCTCACTTAAAGACTGAAAGTATTGAAGAAGCAGTACTTGCTGGAAGAGATTACAAATATTCTGGTAAAGGTCCTGTTGAAATCAGTAAAGCAAATTTCAAAAAAATTAATAAAGATTATAAGAAGACTACACCAGGACAAGAAATGATGGTAGTACTAGACCCGAAAACACACGGTACGGTATTAGCACCAGTTAAGTTTACAGAAGAAACAGAAAATGGTGAAGTTGAATCTGGTAAGATTAAGTTTAAAGACTTGAAGAAAGAGAAGAAAGATGAACCTAAAGTTGATGTAGACGCTCTTAAAGACCAGATAACTTTGTTAAAAACAAAATTAGAAAACGAAAAGAATAAAGCAATCAAACCAGAACCAAATCCTGATACAGGAGAAGTTCCATTACAAGTTGGATTAGCACAAAAGATATTAAGAGACAAACAAAAGAAAGAAGTAAAAGAAGAAGTTATTTCAGAAGGCTTTACTTCACAACAAATCAAAATGGCATACGGTATTGCAAACGATAAGAGATACAAAGGTGGCAATATGACAGGTGCTATTAAAGCAATTGAGAAACTTGCAAAAGGATTATCAGACCATCCAGATGTTCAAAAAGTACTACAAAGAACTAACGAAGGTTTTGCTTCAGACGCTCAAAGAAAGGCTGCTTTCGCAAATGGTTATAAAGAACCTAAGAACAAAAACGAAGAAGACGCTTACGATAAAGATGATGAGAAACCTAAGAAGAAATTTAAAGAAGCTTATGGTAAAAAGTTTGAGACTGATACGAAGCTTCAGAAGAAAGTAAAAACTGAAAACAAAAATCATCCTGCAAAAGAAATGTATGAAGCGATTGAAGGATTAAAAAATAAAGCAGAGAAATCTGGAATGCCATATGGTATTCTAAAGAAAGTATTTGATAGAGGAATGGCTGCCTGGAAAGGTGGACATAGACCTGGGGCTAGTCAACACCAATGGGCGTTTGCTAGAGTAAATTCATTTATAACTAAATCAAGTGGAACTTGGGGTGGGGCAGACAAAGACCTTGCCGCTAAAGTAAAAGGAAGCTAATATGTCATATTTAAAAAGTAAACCTGGTTCAGTTGAAGAAGCGATAACAGCTGCAGTAATGCAAGAGAAGTTATCTCCGAAACAACAGAAATTAGATAAGAACAATAACGGTAAGATTGATGGTTCTGACCTTGCAAAATTAAGAGCAAAGAAAGAAGATAACCACAATAAAGATATGTCCGGAGATACGGTTCTACCTAAATCACAAGAACCTAAAGACCCTATGAACATCAAGTCAAAAGAACCTGAAAAGAAAACTACTCTAAATGCGAGTAAATCAGACTCAATTGATGTTAATCCAAAGATAGATTATACAACATAATTACATCTTTTTGCTCATTTTGTGCTTGACAAAGCTATAGGAATGTGTTAATATAAAGCATAATGAAAAAAGGATATAAAACACTATGAAATTCAAAGAACTCCGAAGTGATGTTGTACATCAAGTCAAAAAACTATCATTAAAAAACGAAGCATTTAGACAAGACAATAAGAAGTTGCCTCGTATCTATTGTGATATGGACGGAGTCCTATGTAATTTTGAACAGGCTGCACAAAAGGCAGTTAAAATGCCTCTATCACAATGGGCATTAGAACCTAGAAAGAAATTTAAAACAATAAGAGATAAGTGGCAACCAATAATGCAGACTAAAAATTTCTGGTCTACATTACCTTGGAATCCAGGTGGTCAAAGACTTTGGTCTTTCATATCAAAGTATGACCCACATATCTTATCTGCTTATGTAGAACAGACTTCGGATCCTAGTTGTATTCCTGGCAAATCAAAATGGGCTAGAACAAAATTAGGTATGTCCGGTAGTAAAGTGAATTTAGTAAAACGAAGAGAAAAACAGAATTTTGCTAAAGTTGGTGGTATGCCAACAATTCTAATTGACGACTATATTAAAAACATCAATCAGTTTAGAGCAAGAGGTGGTATAGGTATTCATCATACTAGTACTGCTAAAACGATTTCTGAATTGAAGAAACTTGGTTTTAAATAGTCAATCTTATAAATATAAACGATTAATCATTAAGTTAACTTAAATTAATAAGGAGAGATACTATGAGTTTATGGGGATCAAGCTCCAGTGATGAAAGTAAACCTAAAAATCTTACTACAACTGAAAAAGCAGAAGTTTTTGCTAATGAAAAAGGTTGGGTTGTAAGAGCAGGGTCTGCTAGAACTGGAAACGGAAATACTTCCGCTACTCCTGAAGTACTAGTCGCAATTGGTGGATTAGCAACAGCATTAGCTGCCGCTACAATTTCATCAACTGAATGGGATATATCAGAATTTGATGTATCTGCTGGTGGTACTTTATCGGTAACGGTAAACTATAACGAACAAATAACGGTTGCAGGTTCGCCTACAATCGCAGTAACCAACTCACAAGCAGGTGGTGGTTCAGCTGCGTCATTAACATTGACGAAATCAGCTGCAACTGCTAACACGGTAACATTTACATTAGTTGTAGGTGCAGGTGGTTCAACTATTAGTGCAGATGATGTACTATCTATTGCGGCTCAGAATGTCGCTTTAGCAGGTGGAACTATTACTGATACGGTTGCTTCAAGTGCTGCTGCTGTCGCTATATCTGCTGGTGCAGGTTCTGGCGCAGGAACAATTACTGCTGTTGCGTAATAGATAATAAGAACAATAAAATTAAGAATATTAGGGGATCCTTTGTGGTCCCCTTTTTTATTTGTATAAATAGTATTAATGGTGCGTATATGATGTACGCAGTAGTTTACCACAATTAGTGGAATTATAGGAGAACAGAAATGGCAGACAAGAAAATTACAGCCCTAGATAACCTAGGCACATCATTGGCAGTAGAGGATTTATTCCATATTGTTGATGACCCCTCAAATACACCAATTAATAAAAAGGTAACAGCGAAAGATGTCTTTAATAACATCCCAACTTTTATCGGATTGACATCAACTAGTGAAGCATTAACTTCTACTAGTACAGCGATTGACACAACATCAGCAATTTCAGAAGTAGACCAATCTGGCGGTGCAACAGCACTTTCAATGGCAGATGGTGCTAACGGAATGATTAAAACAATTATTGCAGTAGGTACTGGTGGTAACGCCATCACTATTACACCAACTAATTTAAGAGGATATTCAACTATCTCTTTAAGTGGTGAAGGTGAAACGGTAACTTGTTTATTTAAAAATTCTAAATGGAATGTAATTGCACATAATGGTGCTACACTCGCATAATATTAATTAATTTGAGGAGAAATAATTATGGCTATATCACTTGGCGTAGTTGAGAAAGAATATAATCAACTATTTAAAGAAAGAGAAACACTAACTGAAAGTGTTAACAAACTAGAGAATGAACTAGCAAGTACAAAGTCTCGTTTAAATGCTTTGCACGGTGCAGTACAAGTACTAGAAAAGTTAATGCGAAAAGCAGATAGCGATTTGACATTAAGAGAAGCAGAAAAAGAATTAAAACCCGTTGTAGAGGAACAACCAAATGGATAAAATAACAGAAAAGTCAAAAACTTTGCAAGAAATTTTAACGGTTAATCCAAACGAGGTTAATACTGAAAATGACCTTAATGAATTTGAAGAAGATTTAGTACCTGGTACTAAAAAAGATAATAAAAAAGAAAAAGAGGAATAAATGAAAACTTTTAAAGAACACTTAAAAGAAGACAAGACGGTCGGAACAGCTACATCAAACGCAGTAGAAGATAGTAATATCGGTACAGCGAATTTGAAAGACCCTAATGTACTTAAAAGAGTTAACGCATTTGTTGGTTCGGTTGCAGATATGGAATATATCAAACCTCAACAAGCAGTTGATTCATTAAGAGAAAAATTAATGAGAATTGGTTTAGATATTTCACCTATGAAATTAGAAGGTGACGCTGGAACGGTATCTGGTGAAGTAAAACAATTCGGTGGTACATACGGTAAAACAACTGAAACGAAACCTGAAGATGTAGTAGTAGATAATGGTCCTGGTATTGATAACTTAAAATTAGAAGTTAAGTACGAAACATTGTCTAACGGTTCATCAAAGGTTTACGCTAAATTAAAATAGGCGTAAATTAATGTTCAAACAGATAACCGACAAGAACTGGTTATTGTATGCACAAAAGCATTATGATAATCCGACATTTGAAACTGAAAAAGAATTTTGGGATGATATAAAGAGATTTAAATATCTCAAAAGATTGTTTCGGAAATATGAAACTACGAGCCTATTAAAAATTAGGTTGGTAACAAATCATATTATCGTACTACAAAATGTTTTCGGTACGGATGCCTGTATTACTTTATTGTTATATAAAAATGACACGAAGTATTGGCCTATCTTAAAGTCTGTTTTTAAATACCTAAACTATTTGTATCCGTCGGAACTAGATGAACTGACAGAAGACGAATATGTTAGACGGGAGTTAGAGAAACTATAATGGCAAGCAGAGCAGTAGATTTATTAATAGCATATAGAGTAATTAAATTATTGGTTACTCCGTTTAAGAACCAAGAAGCGTTTAAAACAGGTATTATAGACGCAGATGGTAAAGTACTTAAACCATATAGACTATTAAAAACAGGTGCAGAAAAATCATCTTACACAATGCTACATAGATTTGTATTCAACTTAAAAAGAATACTAGGTAAAGTAGGATTAGGTAGTAAGATAGGTTCGTTTGCTGTTGCATTAGGTTTATTACTAAAAGAAGATAAAGAGTTTGCTTTAGACCAAGGTAAGAACATAGAGAGTACACTTGTTAAGATATTAAAAGAGAAGAACGAATTAGTTTATCCTATGTCTCTTAATGAAGAGTACTTTACAGATTCAACTTTAAAAGTTGGAAGTTATCAATTAAAAGAAGAACTATTTACTGGCGAAGAATTTTTACCTAAAGGTACAGATGTCTTTACTTTAGAAGAACTTACACCTGATTCCACGGTGTTAGGTTTAGATATATATAAGATGAAGTACGGTAAAGATATGCAAGAAATATATGTTCCTGGAGACTATTTAGATGAGCGAAGATAAAAAATTAAAAGAATTTAAAGATGTATGGGAAGCTTGTTGGACAGGTTACAAACAAGTCGGCACTAAAAAGAAAGGTGACCGAGTTGTACCTAATTGTGTTCCAGAAGAAGCACCTGCTAATGCAGTTGCACACGGTGGAGTATCTATGCCACCTGACGCTGTACAAGATAAGAAAAAAAAGAAAGATGTTCTAACTAGACTTGGTACAAAGATTAAAGAGAACAAAGATAACAATAACGCTGTACTGAATAGTGTACTAGACCAATTAGATAGACTAGATGTTATTGTAGACGAATTAACATACGGTAAAAACGAACCAGAGTTTGTCGTAGATGAAGAAAAAAAATCAATTTTAGAAAAAGCAAAATTAACTGATAGTGCATTTGGTAGTATCGGTCAAGGTTCTTACGGTTCACTTAACCCAATACCAAGTTTAGGAGATACTCCTCCAGTTAGTGCAACACGACCTAGCAGGAAGATTGGTTTACAAGCCAACAAGGATCCTAGACACGGAATAAAACAAGATAAGAAAACAAAGAACTTAAAAATAGTTAAACGAGAGGATAACAATGAGTAGTTTTAACGGATTATTAGACGCAATATTTTTACCACCAAGAAACTGGGTATTAAATAAAGCTCTAAGGTTTAAATCAGATGATTTAGATAATACAGAAGTAAAAATGTTGAAAGAATGTAGCGTAGATGTTATTGATAATGGAAAAAATACAGCAACAATTACGGTACCAAAAAATTATATAACAGACCTTGCAAGTGTGCCAAGAATATGTTGGGCATTTATTGCTCCATTTGATGTTGCAAGAGCAGCTGTAATACACGACATTTTATACGAAAAAATTAACGGTGCATTTAAAGAAGGTATCATATCTACAAAGAAACAAAGAGAACTATATAGAAGTATAGCAGATAAGGTATTCAGACAAGGTATGGAAAATTCAGAACCTTCAGTTCCTAAGTGGAAAATTAAATCTGCTTACTATAGTGTGAGAATGTTTGGTCGTTGGGCAATCAACTCAAGCGCTCCACGAGGTGCTAAACCACAGGCGAAGAAATAATATGTGGTTCTTTTTAATAAAATCTGCTATGGGTGCCATAGTAGGACAATCTACTAATGCCTGGTTTAAGAAAACTAAAATGGGTATCTGGTTTTACAAGAAAGTAGATAAGTGTTATAGTTGGGCAGCCAAGAGATACGATTTAGATGTTCTTACTAAAGAAGAGAAACTAATACAAAAGTTTCCTATGTTAGTAAAGAAAATTAATAAACTAGAAGATGAAATAGCAAAAGTGAAAGTAGAACAAGTAAAATTAAGAGGTAAAAAATAATGTTTTTAACAATAGGACTTATAGTTGGTTTTATGTTAGGTTGGTATGTAAACGAAAAGTTTGAAGACCTAGCAGAATTAACTAAAAAAATAAAATTCTGGAGATAATATGATATTCGGTGGTGCAAAAATGATTATGGCAGGTATATTAATTGCAGGACTAGCCGGTGGTGCAGCTTATGTTTATAAGTTGAAAGCAGACAATGAGATATTGAAAGCAAACCAAATCAAGTTAGAAGAATCAATTAATGACCAAAAGGCTGTAATACAACAGCAGAAAGAAGATTTTGGTAAGATACTAGAAGCGAACAAACAAATGAATGTTCTGGTGAGCGCCCTAAAGAAAGACTTAAATGAACTTGATAAAAGGTTCAATAAAAAGAAACGAGACATTGGTAAACTAGCAATAGACAGAACCGGTGCAATTGAAAGAATAATAAACAAAGGTAGTGCAAACGCTACTAGATGTATTGAAATTGCAATGGGTAGTCCATTAACAGAAAAAGAAATTAAAGCAACTTTAAAGAGTGAGATTAATACTGAATGTCCATCAATAGCGAATCCAAATTATGTTGAATATGCAAATTAGAAATATATTTTTAGTTTTAATACTTGCAATCGCAGTTAGTGGTTGTTCTTCTGTTAAGAAGTTAGACATCTTTAAAACAGAAGTAGAAAGAGAAAAACTAAATTTAGATAAACCTACACCACCTGAACTAGAACAGATTAAGTGGATTATTATTACTTCTGAAAATGCACAAGAAGTATTTAAGAAGTTAGAAGAAACAGGTATAGACCCTGTGCTGTTTGGTTTAACAGACGCTGACTATCAACTCATTGCAAAGAACTTTGCTCAAATCAGAAACCATATGATGAAAACAAATGCTTTATTAGATGAGTATAAAAAATATTATGAACCAAAAGACAAAGAAAAAGATAAATAGTAATATGAATTGATGTTTTACCTTATGACTACAGACCCACACTATAGCATAAGGAACGAGAACATTGATAGACCCAATTTCTGCCATAGCAATGGCAACAACAGCATACAAAGCAGTAACCAGAGCAGTCGCAATAGGCCAAGAGGCTGAACATACTTTCAAACAAATGGGAAAGTGGTATACTGCTGTAGCAGATATACGAAAAGCGGCTGAACATAATAAGAACCCACCTATATTTAAGAAACTCTTTTCAGCAGGTAGCGTAGAAGAAGAGTCCTTACAATTACTCATACACGAAAAGAAAATAATGGAACAAGAAAGAGAACTACGGTCTCTTTTAAACTTTCGTTTTGGTCCTAATACTTGGACTGAACTTACAGAAATGAGAAGAAAGATTAGAGCTCAAAGAGAAAAAGAAGTATATAAACAAAAAGAACTACAACGCAGTATATTAGACGGTATCGCAATAGGATTACTTGTACTTCTTGTAGGTGGCTCAATATGGGGTATGATATTACTCGCAATTAGTCAAGGAAAGTTTTAGTCAAAACATTGACACCAGGGTGTGTCAAATAAATCCTACGAAAACAATTGGTTAGGAAGTGTCCTTTGCATAAATAATATTATAGAATATACTCAAGGACACACACAATGGATAGGTTATTTAAACTTATTATAGTATGTTTTGTTATGGTAGGACTCACTACAAGTCCTGTTTGGTCTGATACTACATCATCTGGAGCGACTACTAATACTCTCTCAAATTCTACGGGAAGTAATACCACAATCACAGGTGGATATTCGCAGGAATCAACAACTACTTACGCTAGCGGTTCGTCTAGTAATACCACAAGTACGACTAACGCAACCACAAATAACAACTCAAACATAAGAGACCAACAGAATACTGCCTCAGCGCCCTCTATGAGTGCTATGTCGCAAGATGTTTGCGTTATGGGTATGTCTGGTGGACTACAATATCCTGGTATCGGTTTATCACTTGGTGCTCATATAAGAGACGAAAATTGTGAACGAATTAAATTAAGTAAAGTCTTAAATGACCTAGGTATGAAGGTCGCTGCTGTTTCTATATTGTGTCAGGATCCTAGAGTGTTTGAAGCAATGATACATTCCGGAACACCTTGTCCATATCAAGGTAAGATTGGTGCTGAAGCAAAAGCACAATGGAACAAATATGACAAGTTAAGACCTGATTATGATTTATATGTTGAGAAACTAAAAGTCATAGAGAACAAAGAAAAAGAATTAACAAAGACTAGTGAAAAAGACAAGTCTTTAAATTACCAATTAACTGAACAAACTGCTATCGCTAATGAGATAAGAAAAGAAAATAAGAAGTTAGACGCATACGCAGATAAACTTGAAAAGAAAGTTGAGAAACTTGAAAAGAAAGTAAATAAATCAAAATAAGGACACTATGGAAACATTAATATGGTTAACAATTTATACAGGAGTAATAGTATATGCGTGGTTTAAATGTGATAAACTTGCTGACGACCTTAATCCTTATAATTTCCGTAAACGAGATTAAGGCAGAAACCTGTACAACTAACGCTCTAGGTGACCGTACCTGTACCACATCTACTGCTGGTACGACCACAGGTAATGTCTTAACAAACTCAACTTTCGGAACATCTGATTACAACACAAACGGTTGGACAATTTCAGGTGATGTTGGTCACGGCCACAATAGCACATCAGGTACAACTCAATCAGGACAAAATACTTCAGGTGGTGTATTAGCATTTGAAGGCGACCCCAATGGTAGTATTTACCAAGATGTAGATTTAGTTGGTGATGGTAAATTAACACAAGCACAAATCAATGAAGGCTTTACTTCAACAATGTCGTCAGACATTTGGTTTTGGAATAATACAGAAAATACAT